ACGCTGTTGGAGATGATATTAAAAAATGTTTAAATATGTTAATCTCACAGGATATATCTAAAGACAAGATAAAACCAGGGCAGACTTATGAGTTGATGTTTGCTGCTAAGAATAATGGAGGAACAGCAGGTTCTGAGGGTTGTTTGTCTATTTCTATAAATGGAGGATACTTTGATGAAGAAGGTAATTTTAAAGAGGGAAGTCAAAATTTATTAAACGGAATAAATAATAATGATATTCCTCAGAATGAACAAAGATGGATGAATTTTAATTCAATATCCAACTCTCCTGGTATGGCAGATGGTGGGCAGATTACATTAGATACTCATTGGCAAAAATTTAATTATACATTTTATATTCCAAAAGGAATGGAACTATCTTCTGATTTAAATATTGAATTTTCAAGTAGAGGACCAGATGGTTCTAAAATTGGAGTTGATTTAGTATCTTTATGTGAAGGTACTTTAGGTATTGCAGATAATGCATTTGGAAATTATATTAGTTCAGCTGGATTATTGCAAGATAAATCTAAAAAAGATTTAATTATGTATGAATCAGGTTCAAGTGCTTTAAAGGTCATTAAAGGCTTTAAAAATGCAAATGATATTTTAACCCCTTTAAATGAAGAAACCTTCGTTAAATCCCCATATTTAACCTCAGAATCGTATTCTAGCACTGGAAATGTATCAATGGTTAATAATAATAGAGAGTTACACTTAGGATTTGGACCAGAAGGAGTAGATTCTAGCCCTAGATGGTTAGGATATTTAAATAGAACTATATTTGGACATGATGAAACTGATACCTTATATTATGATGAAGATACAATACATACTTATGATGGTAGTCAAGGCTCAGAGGGGAATGCTGCAGGTTCTTTTAGCAAAATATGCTTAGCTGGTGAATATGAATATATAGAGGCTGAATGGAGTTCAGACCATTTAGATGTTACTCATACAGCTCATTCTATGAGCGCAGGAGATAATATTGTAATCAGAGAATGGGCAGATGCCTCAAATTCATGGGCAGGAAGAGGAGTTTGGGTAATTACTTCTGCTACTGATAATGCATTTGAATGTAAAAGATTAACATCTTTAGACCCTAATCCTGGAGACACGTTTCTTCCAGATACTGGAAGTACTCGTAATTCTGCTACAGGTAGAATATGCTATAGACCGTATCATTATTATGCTATAAAAGAAGGCGGATATAATATATATAGAATATTTCCTGATACTAGAATACTTACTGATGCTAGTGGCTTAGATACTGATTCAAATTATAAAAAAGGTGTAATACAAGCTTCGTTCCCTTTAAATTATCAAATTCAATCTATAACTTGTTGCTATAATAAAGCAACTGATGGTACTGGTGGTGGAAGAATATATGTTTTACCTGTAGGTCAAACAACTCCTATGAATATGCAAGTTCTTGACGTATGTCACAATCAAACTTATGATAAATTTAACACAAATCCTTTAACTGTAAGAGGGAATTTAGATGTAAGATTTAGGTCTTTTAAATGGTCAAATGATATAGCATCTCCTGGTAGCACTCCTACTGGAGATATATTAGGAGATTCATCAAAACCTGTTTTTGGAAGTAGTGCTAGTCAAAGTACTCCTTATATAGCTCCTAGTGGATATGCTTCTGATATAGTAGAAACAAAAGGACCTGAACCTTCATTTGTTATAGCTGCACAAAATAGGAATGAAAATCAGCCTGTTGATTTTGGATGTAGAATTTGGGTTCAATTTTATCATGGCTCAGGAGGAACTTTTACAGAAGGAGATAGATTTTTATTTTGTGGTTTGACAAATGATACTAATACGAATGGAAGTGGTAATGTTAGATGCGGAGATAGAACTCCTGCTACTACAGTTTTATTTCCAAGTAAGTTCAGGTATGAAGCTTATGATACTACTGGACCTGGTCAAGACCATAACGTAAGCTTTACTTCAGGTCCTGGAGTAAGAACTCATAATGGTCAAGAATTTGATGACTTAAATCCAGGTATAAGTGATAGTGTTGTTAAAAAATATGCTATTTTTGAATATTCAAGGAATACTGATATGACTCCTGCTATAAAAATATCAGCTCTTGGTCCTATAAACAATGTACCTTCTTTTGGGTCTGTTGGTGAACATGAGGACGTTACTGATGGTCCTTATCTATGTGGTACATCTAATAGCAATTCCTTATCAGCAAATCCTTATCTTCATTTTGGATATAATGTAGGTTGGGATGGTAGCTCTGGAGAATGGCCTGAGTTTACTATATCAAAATATGGGCTAATCCCTATGGGTGATAATGATAAAGATGGAGTTATAGATGGAACAGGATTAGTAGTTCCTAGTACAACAAGTTTACCTGATAGATGCGCTGGTAATGATGGTATTAAAACAGGTCCTTATGGACATTATCATCAAAGAGTTTGTGCACATGCTGTTGGATTATTAGGAAAAACTTCTTCACGTTGGATTAGGCATTTTGGAAGAATGATGAGATTTAATAGAAATTTACCTCATTATAAAGGAGGAAGAGGAGAACATGATGATTTTCCTGTAGCTAAAGATGCTCCAGAAAATATGTCAGCAAATAAGTTCTTATGGGTTTGTTCTGATGTTCATTTTGGAGATTACCAACCTAAAGGACGTTATACAATAGAGAGCATTTCAGAAGAATCTAATTATGCTGGAGTAACAAATAACGATTTAGCTGTTATTAATTTATCAGAAAGTACGTCTGCATTACAAGGTGGAGATATAATTTGGCTTGATATTGATGGAACTTCTTATAGTACATATAGAGATGGAAGAGCATGTTATATTGTAGAGCAAAAAGATTCTGATAGTTTTATAACAAATATGCCTTATTTAAGTGATAATTCTATTTCAGGAACAGCTTATGTTTATCCTTTTAACATAGCTGGTGAAGACCATCAAACAGGGTGGTTTCCAGATTACTATAAAAAATTGACTGGTAGAATGGCTATAGCTACTGATTCTGACTATCATATGTTTCATTATGCATATGACCCATCTAGCCCAGATAATCCAGAAGTATTTGACAATAATAATCAAAGAGCTGGTGGTCACTATACTAGGAAATGGTTTACTCCTCCTGTTAGTCATGGATTTAGACGTCATTCAAATGTGGAAGTAGCTAAAAAAGCATTTTCAATAGCAAGTCCTGGTATTCTTTTTAATATAGAGAGATTAAATTATAGAGCTGGATATATGATGAGGCCATTTTCAGAATCAAGTAGTCATAATTTTGATGAATTAGAGATAAACTCTAATACACATGTTGATATACCATGTTCACCTGATACTGTATATCATATTAAAAAGGGAAATAATTTACATTGCTCAACAAACACTACAGCAGGAACGCATGATAATAATTGGACATCTAGATTATTTATAAGTTCTCCTGCTAGTGGAGAAAACTCTAGAATGTATATATGTGATTTAGATAATATTGCGCCAGATAGTAGCACCCAAATATCTTTAGAAGCTTGGGCTAGTGATTCTTATAATACTAATACTTATAATGAGGCTGAAGATAGTTCTTATTCTCAATCTATTGAACAAGCTGTATTAGCAGGTACAGTAGCTGGTTATGATGCTGCATCTAGCGATACTAATACCGCATATGGAGATTCTTTTGTAAGAATACAAGCACCAACTAGTGTTCATCCATATGTCAAGATTCCAATGACAGCAGCTCTTGGCTTAGAAAAAGGATTTTACGAGAATGGTAGTACAAGTAGTAATTTTTATAAGCAAGAAAATGTATGGGCTGGATATTGTATAAGCGTTGTAGATAAAACAACAGGAGCTACTGAAACAAGGTATGTTATAGCATCTATAAGCTCTGGTTCTTATCATTATCTTTATATACATTATCCATTTAAAACAAGGCCAGATTCAAGTCATTCTAAGTTTTTTGTATGGCAACATCAAAATGTATGTACTGCAAGTGTGAGACTTTTAAGGCAAACTAGCAATAATGATACTAATCTACCTGGCACTGAATATATTATAAATGACTATGATGAAAAAGGTATAGGGAATATATTTCCAGATTGGGGAATAAGTATTGAATCAGCTGCAACTTATGATAGTGGCAATAAAACAAAACTTACTTGTCAATATCAACACTTTTTTGTGGTTAATGATAAAATTGAAATATATAATTCTACAAATAATAATTTTGAAGGGACACATACTGTATTGGAAGTTCCTACAACAGATACTTTTATTATAGCAAAAGATTTTACTAGTACTTTTACAGCAAAAGTAAGACCATCTAATAGCAATTCCTCATCAGGAAATACTGCTGTTTCAAACCCTTATTATTTAGACCTTGCAAGTCCTGCATTTATAGTTAATTATGGAGGGTTAGATTTAAGAAAAACAAGAAGTTATGATTTTACTGCAATTTCCGAAGGTGTTGCTGATGACAAGATAGATATAGATGTAGGAGCTAATCATACTATTGATGTTGGAGAAACATTAACGCTTAATGCTAATGCATCAGCCCATGACGATGATACTCAAGATGGAGTATACATTGTAACAGATGATACGGGTGAAGGCACTAACACATCAGAAATACAAGTATCTACTACAGTATCTAGTGATGATACTGGTACTTTATATTCAGACCAATATGAATTACTTGTATCTTCAGGTAGTGGTGCATTTAAAATGGGAGAAATGAGAGCTGGTATGAACTCTTGGGACAAAGGTAATGCTGAGGGAAATATTATAAGATATGATAGTACAGAAAATTCTGATAGATTTTTATTACCTGTAGAACAAATTGTTGGAGCTGGAATAAGTATATCAGCATCTTCAATAGAATCTACTTCAGGATATTTCCAGTCTGGTACTAATTATGAATATAAATTATCATTTATTTATGATGGGTATCAAGAAGGTTTATTAACACAAAGTATTTACAATTATAATGGGCCTGTTGATGTAGAATCTACTAATATCAATATATCTATTTCCAATTTCAGTAAAAGACTATCTCATATATGTGTATATAGAAGAGATAATGCTAATAATTTATTTAAATTAGTCAAAGAAATACCAACTGATACAACATGGAGTTATGATGTTGATTCTCAACTGTATTTAAAAGAAATAACTGATACAGGAGAATTAGGGGCTACATATGAATCTAGAACAGGATTAAATGAATTATTAGATGATATTACGGTTAAATATGGAATGTCAGCTGAAATAGATGGATATTTATTTGTAGGTAACTGTTCTCATAATAAAATTAAAAATGCTTCTAATTTAGTATTTAGGTCTAAACCAGCAAGATTTAGTACATTTGACTATGTAAATGATACTATTAGATTAAAATCTCCACCAAAAGCAATGGTAAATTTCTTAGGAAGATTATATATATTTGACAGTAATAATATTTATAAGGTAAACCAAGAATCTTTAGTTATTGAAGATATATATGAAGGAGTTGGATGCCTTAGCCAAAATAGCCTTATAGTAACTGAATATGGATTATTCTTTGCAGATTCTAATGGAGCTTATATTCATGATGGAAATGTTCCTAACAAAATATCTAATTCTATATTTAAGGGAGGAGATGTATCTGGGAGTGTATCATTTGATGGAAGTGATAATATAAATAATTTAAGTTGGGATAATGTTATATCTAACTCACATAAAAGAGCTCCTATGGTTACATTTGACAGTAATATGCAATCAGCTTTATTCTTATTTGAATATAATGATGTTAAAATTAATTCTGATAATGAAGAAGATAATATTAGGAGTTATTATATTTGGTCTTACCATATACCTGGACAAAGATGGGACTTATGGGAATTAGATACAAATGTTAATATAGGAAATCCATTTATAGGAGAGTTAGGAAAAGTTAATATCCCTATAAACTCAGGGTTATATGAACTTAGAGGAGGCTCTACTAAAAAAGATTATACATGGATAAGTAAGAAAATTAATGCTGAATTTGATTCTGTTTTAAAGGTATTTAATAAAGTTAAAATTAATGGGACAAGTACTAACTTTACTTTAAACGGCTCAAATAAAGAAAGTAGTGATAGGTTACTTGTCAATACTAATGTTGGGAATTTAAGTAATTCAGATATTACTCATAAGGAAGATACATCTAATAATGCTAGTTATAAGCTATCTGGAAGTAATAGAAAAGGAAGATGGTTACAATTTAAATTAGAAGATATAGATGAACCTATAGATTCTGTCGGTATTATATATAGATTAAGAGCTGTTAAATAATGGCAAATAAAGTAAAAATATCTACTAAAGTTAAATCATTTGAAGATGTACAGAAAAGTTTACAAGATATAGAAAAAAACTTTAATAAGTTACTCGAATCTGTTAATAAAAAATCTGAAGTTGCAGCTAAAGAAACAGAAGGTGAATCTGGAGATATTAAATCTGCAAATGAAGGTACTAATGCAGGAAATGATTATAGCTTTCAAGTAAAAACAGACAAGGGTTGGCAAAGTCCAATTTTAAAACCTCATTTTGAAAGTGATTGGGAAGCTATATCTGCAGGAGGTAAGGTAAAATTTACGCATGATTTAGGTTCTAAGATTTTACTATTACAGCTTTATTTTAAATGCGATGGAACAGGAACTAAAGTTACTGGTGGTGCTACGGTAAATAACAAAGGTGATATATTTAATTTAAGCCATATAGGTTTTCAGGAAATCCATAATGATGACGCAGGTCAAAATGATAAAGATGCTGGTATTGCAATTTTTATGGATGAAAATATTATAAGTGTAGGAGCAGCTAATCATTATATACTATATCATGATAATACACATTCAATATCAGGCGATAGTTTAGTTCATGAAAATTCTGGATTTATTAAAGTATTAGCTTGGAAAACGGGAATAATAAGATAAATATGTTGTTTTATAAGGAGAAATATATGTATATTATAACAAAGTATTCAGAGGAGATTTAATGGGTTGGTTAAGTGATAAATTATTTGGCAAAAGAAAGTCCTTAGACTTAGACAAGTTAAAGGATTATATGGCTCCTACTCAAGGTTTAGTTAATGAACAATTAGGTATGAGTAGGGATATGATGGACCCTAATTCTCTAATGAATTTAGGTATGAGAAATTTTATGACATCTAGAGCTGCTACTCAAGGCGCACAAACAGGTTCTCAAGTACAAAAGTTAGGCGCTATGTTTGGAGCTTCACCTGCTCAAACAATGATGCAAGCTAGAATGGGTATGTCTGACGCTATGGGTGGTGTAGAAGATAATTACTTACAGTGGATGCAAGGACAACAACAACAAGGTTTAGGTTTAATGGGCAATATGACTGGTATGATGCAAGGATTAAATGAAAATGAAGCTAATGCTTACGTGCAATCTATTAATGCTCATAATGCTAAAAGAGCAGGTAGAGTAGGCTTTGCAACTAATATGTTAGGAATGGCAGTAAAAGCTGCAACTATGGGTGGTGGTGGAACACCCCCAAGTCAATAAGATAAGGATATAATATGGCAATAGATTTTAGTGGATATGCAGGTAATTATGCAGGAAATGCTCAGACACAAGCTCAAGCTGGTGCTGTAGCAGGAGGAACTTTAGGTGGTATATTAGGAAGTATTCCTAATTTCCAAGAAAGATTTGCTAAGCATAGAGGGAAAGATATTAAATCATCTACTAGTGATTATATGAAGGTAGCTACTGGAGAATTAGATATAGATTCATTTGATTTATCTGAAACAGGATATAAAGATGCAGCTTCAAATTATATAGACTATAAAAGAGGAGTAGAAAAAGGCACATCAGGTAAAGGTGGTTGGTTCGCTAAGCGTGCTGAAAGAAAAGGTTTAATGGGTGCTTCTGATTATATAGATGCTTATAATCAAGAAATGAGATTTGTTGCTCCTATGGTAGGTAAAAAGATTTTTGAAAAGTATCAACTTGAGCATTTGACTAACGATGATATGAAAGAGTGGATTAGAAAAAGAGGCTTATCAAGATTTATATTAGATAATTTCCAAGCAGACCCTAATAACCCTAACGATATGAATACTAAATTAAGAGAGTGGGCTATTCCTGATGAAACTTGGAGACAATGGGGAAGTAGAAAAGGTGGAGCTTTAGGGATAGGTGGAACACTTACTGGAGCTGGGTTAGTAGGAGGCTTTGGAATTACTGGTATGGGTGGTGGCTTAGCGGCAAATAGAATGTATCAAAGATATAAATCTCCTACAGGTTTAACTGAAAAAGATTTATCAACTTTAAACAAATCAGCTAAAAAAGCTGGTTTTGGAGATGTATTAGTAAAGAAATCTGAAGCTGCAAAAACAAAGAAAGTTGGAACGTCTAAATCCGTTTTAACTAAAGCTAAAAATAAGTATGCTAAAGCAGAAAAAGCTTATAAAGGAAAGAATTTTGCTAAAACTAAAGTTGGTAAAGAAATTAAAGCTACTATAGATGCAGCAGAATCAGGTTTAAAAACAGCGAATAAAACTCAAGTTAAATCTGTTAAAGGAATGCTTGACAAAGCAATTGCTAGACATGGCAGAAGTAAAGTGATAAGAATGGTAGCTGAAAAACTAGGTTTTAAAGGAGCTGTAAGCTTATTAGCAAAAACTGGTTTAGCAGTTCTACCTACTGGAGTAGGCAATGTAGCTGGAGCAGCTATGTTAGCTGTAGATGCATATATGATTTATAATATTTTAAGTGATTTAGCTGATTAAATAAGGAGGTAACTTGGCAACTCAAGTAAACATGCCTCAACAAGAGCAACAACAGTGGCAACCATCTTACACTAAAGACCAAACACGTACATTTCTTAAAGATTATAAGAATAATCCCTCAAATTACAATATAGAAATTCTAAGAAACCATGCTGGTTACTATAATATGCCTTTTTATGAAGGTGAATTTGGTATACTAGATGCTGTTAAACAAGCAGCAGGGGGCTTTTTTGAAGGCTTTACTACTCTTAGGATAGCAGACCCACCTGACAATGAATACGAAGCAGTAGCACGTAATATAGGTCATTTAGCAGGTTTCGTACCTGGCTTAATGTCTGCTCCATTAAAAGCATTAGGACTAGTAAGTATGGCTAGAGGAGCTTCAGCTCTTAAATCTATACCAATGCTTGGAGCTGATGCTGTTACTAAAGCTGCTAAAAAAATGATTAAACCTGCTTTAAAAGCTAGTCAAGGTGGTAGATTCAAAGCTATTAATACTGCTAGTGATTTTATGCTTGCTGACAAAGCTAAGCATATAGCTGAAGGAGCATTTCATTTAGGTGTTGCTAGTTCTATATCTTCTGTATGGGATGGGGTAGACCAAATGATGCATAGTTTTGTAGGAGGAGCTGCTGCAGGTGGTGTATTTAGAGGTATAGGTAATATAATACCTGGTACTACAACAGGTGACAAAGCATTAAGAGCTCTTTCTGGTTCTTTATTTATGGGATTACCTACAACATACAGAGGTGCTACTACTCCTGAACAAATATACGAATATTTAGCTGGTGCTTATTTCGGAGGTAAAGAACAGCCTTGGTATAGAGCTAAAGCTATGAAGTATATGCAAAAAGGTAATAAGCAAGCTGAAACAGATGTCAAATTTGAAATAGAGAGAAACCCTGAAAGAATTGAAGGATTCACTAAAGAATCTGAAATAGTCCAAAAAGAAACTAATAAAATATTTAAAGAAGCTTATGGAGACCCTGTAGAGAACCGTGGTAGAGCTCATAAGTTAATGGATGAATTAGGAATACTTAAAGAAATTCCTAAAGAAGAAACTGATACTACTGGTTATAAAGTTTTAAGTGCAGTAAGACAAGGTGTTCGTACTCCTACTAGAAAGAAAGCTCATGGTGAAATTAATATAGCTACATCTGGTGGTGCTAAAGGTGCTGATACTGCATGGGGTAGAGCAATGCAAAAGTATGGTGTTCCTGTAGTTCATTATTTGACAAAGAAAATGGGCAAAGGTTACGAAACTAGGAAAGTTAAGGGAATTAGAAGAGACCTAGGTGAAAAAGAATTATATGAATTAGGACATATAGTTGATAAGGCTAATCAAACATTACAGAGAAAAATAACTAAAGAAAATCAAGAGATATTCCTTAGAAATGCACATCAAGTAAAGAATGCTAATAGTGTAGTAGCTATAGGCGAAATAGAAACTACTCAAAAGGGACCTAAAGCTACATTAAATGGTAGGACTGTTAAAGGTGGAACAGGATGGGCTGTTCAAATGGGTCTTGATAAAGGGTTACAAAAAATATATGTATTTGACCAAAAACAAGATAGTTGGTTTAAATGGAATAAAGATGCTAATAGATTTACTCCTATATTAGAAGCTCCTAAATTAACTAGAAATCCTGCTCTTATAGGTACTAGAAAACTTACAGCTTCAGGCAAAAGAGCTATAGAAGATGTTGCAGAAAAATCATTTGGAGACAAACCTTTAAAAGTATCTAAAGCTAAAGGAGCTCTTCCTGAAGATAAAGTAAAAGAGTATCATCCTAAAACAGCTAAAAATTTAGAAAATATTAATAAAGAAATTAAAGCTGTTGAAGATGGTATTAAGTTAACTAAAAAAGCTATTAGCCAAAAGCCTGATGCTAAAAGATTAAAAGAGCTTAATAAAGAATTGAAAGATGAAAAGAAATTATTAAGCGAATGGAAAAAGTTACGTAAAGAGCATACTAAATTAGAACCTACTCAATGGAAAGATGAAGTTACAGGTAGAATACATAATGATATTGATACTGGTATGACAGCTTCTGATTTTCCTCTTATGAAAAAAGGAGAGCATTTTGCTACACAGTATTTAAAAGATTTATGGAAAGATTCAGATAATAAAAGAGATGCTATTCTTAATTATGGATTGACAGTTGAAAAAGCTGTTAGGAATAATGTTGAAAGAGGGAATAAAAATGTTAAAGTACCTGAAACTATTAAGGAAATAGAGGATGCTTTAAATACTAAGATATCAGAAGAAGGTACAAGACAAATAAAAAGATGGATGACTGAACTTAATCTTGGTAAGCAGGTTACCTATGTAAGAACATTTGATGGAAAAGCTATAACATTTACAAAATCATCTAGACCAGTTTCCTTGTCTGGGAAATCATTAGTTCAAATGGAAGCTCCTAAACTCATAGAAGAAGTTTACTTAGCTGAAGGTGGCAAGTTAAAATCAGGAGAGGAAAGCTCATTAGTTATATTTGACTCAATTTCAAAGACAAATAAAAGAGGAATGTTGAATGATGTTCCTTTAGATAAATTAGAAGATTTTTATAAATATCAAACAAAATCTAATAACCCTAAAAGAGACGCTAATGAAATTAAGAAAAGAGTTATTGGTCAAATGGCTAAGCGTGGTATGTATCCTCTTGGTGGTCAAGGCGACAAAGGAAGGATTGTTTTTGTCAAATTACACCCCACAACAGAGAAAGTATCTAAAACAAAGCTTAAATCAGACTTAACTAAAGTAAGAACAGAATTAAGAAAGCTTGATAAGCAAGCAACTACATTGCTTTCAAAAGATAGAAAGAGTGCTGAAAAAGAGTATGGAATTACTCCAAAAGAATTTGATAAAATGCTACACTCTAATATTATGTATGATTTAGCATTAAATGGTTTTAATAATACTCCAGCTAATATAAAGAAAATATTAGGTCCTGGTTTTATTCCTAGTGCTATAGCTTATAATAAAAGAGCTCAAATATGGATGACTAATGGCTATGGTGGTAATAAAGACTTTATTAAAACAGAATTAAATGATTTGTCTAAAGAAGGTAATTATAATTACATTTTAGTTAATGACCCTAAAAAATTAAAGAAATCTACTTTAAAAGCTTTAAATACAGAGCTTCCTGAACATGTTGATGGAGCTATTATAGTCAGAGATGATGTTATAAATGCTGTTAATAAAGATGCAGGACATCCTGTATCAGGGCAAAATAAATCATTTATTATAGACCCTAGCTCTGAACATGGAGCATTACTTGGTAAATATATGATGCATGCTGCTGGTAATACTGCTACTGCTGAAATGCAGAAAAAGGGATTACATATGATGATTATGACTTCAGCTGCTAAACAAACAGGTACTAGAGTAGTAGGAGATTATAATGTTAAGAATAAGAAATTAGATATAGGCAAGACACCTATATATGAATTAGACCCAGGAAATGTTAAATATAGTACATCAGTTATTAATGACCATCATATGGTCCAAAAACAAATATGGGTTAAACAATTATTTACTAATCTACATCAATTTGGTCATAAAACAATAAATAAGTCTGTAATAGATAATATACATAAAGAAATTATACAAAAGAAATATGATGGAGATGTAACTATTAATGCAGAATTAGAAAGCTATATAAAGACTTTAGACCATAGAAAGTTAGATTATTTATTAGAAAACTTAGAAAAGATAGGAACAAGTGAGTTAACATCTGCTTTAAGAACTCCAGGAGCTGAATTATTTGCTGAAAAAGCATTACAAAGAATGTTAAGAGTTGTAGAAAAAGATGTAGAAGCAGATTATAGAGCAGGTAATATTACTGCTGAAGAAAGATTCCAAACTTTAAAAGACTTACAAAGCTCTATAGGTCCTGTAGATAAGCTATTAAGAAATGTTTCTATAGTTGGTGAAGAAATGGCTTTACAGGGAGATACAGGTTATTCTGGATATATGCATAAATTTATTTCTCCTTATAAACAAGCTGTTTTACATAATTATTTTGTTAAGTCAGTAACAAGACCAGAAATGGATAACTCTGCTGTTGCTAGAATAAGACCATATGATAAATTTATGCAAGAGAAATTTCCTAAATTAAATAAAGATGATTCTATATTTTATCTTGACAATGCTTATAGGGATACTAAAATTAAGATGCCAAATGGTAAAAGCACTACATTAGGAAGATTATGGGATGCTTATAATAATAAAAAGATTAAGCTTAGCCCTGCTGATAAGAAATTTACTGAATCTGTATTTGAAGCTGTTGTATTAAGAGTTCCTATGGATAGTATATCTGGTGCTCATAGATTAAATTTTAAAGGATTCTCAGGTAGACAAGGTCATGGTATATTAATGCACTCTAGAACTATGAGAGCTTTAGGTGGCGCTGATTTAGATGGTGATGAAGCATTTGTCTATTTTGGTGGTAGAAAGGAAAATGGAGAAGGTTTCGGTATGAAGAAATCTTGGAAAGATGCTATACATGACCAGAAATTCGAATTTGTTGACCCTAAAACTAAAGATATTAAAGATAATAAAGCTGGGTTTAGAGAAGAATTAACAGAAGGTGCTGACCCTAATAATCCATTAAAGAAAAGTAAAGCCTTATATTATTCTCCATATTCTAGATTAAAAGCATCAGAAGGTGCTACTCAAGGTAGAAATATGCTTGGAATTGCTGTATCTCAAGGACAATTAATGAAATCTATGTATAGTTCATTAATGGCAGCTGATGGTAAAAAAGAATCGTATTCTATTAGACTTAAAAATCCAAAGACAAATAAATTTGAATGGTATAAAGTAGTTAGAACTCCAAAGGTATCTAAAAGTGAAAGACAAAGACAAAGAGATATGACAAGAGCTCAAATAGCTTTTGCATCTGACCCTCTTGATGAAGCAGGATTAAAGAGTATGGATGTATTTTTTCAAAAGCTACATGATTCTTATTTTAATGTTAAAGTATTAAATTCTAAAGGCAAAGAAACTAAAATGAAGTTAAAGCCCTCACAGTTAAAAAAAGGGTTATTTGGCAGTTATAGAGATATGAATAGAGCTTATTTTGGTAGAAACTATGAGCAAAATAGACGATTTACTATGGATGAAGTAAATGAAAATGCTAGTAGAATATCTGATTTAACTGTTCAGCAAATGAATACTATACTTCCTAAAATGGTTAATACTTTACAAGGTACTGATTGGAGTGATAATTTATACCATAGAATAGCAGGTAAAAATGGGCAAGAAAAATCTGCTAATTTAAAGAAACTATATGATAGTATTAGTGATATGGCTAAGAAAGAATTAGATTGGATGAAACCTCTTATGGGAAGAGCTTCATTTAAAGTGCCTTACAATAGACATGTAGAAACTGTAGTAGAAAATAAACTATATAATAGATATATAAGACAGCAATTAGCTCAAGGAGATTTAGTTAATTTCCTTAAAGTAATTAAAGGAACTACTTTTGGAAATAAATTACGATTAAAATATAATAGAGATGAGCTTAAAAATGATGTCAAATTAAAAAGAGAAGCCTTAGACAGAATAGCTAGAGAAGGAGAGGATTATTTGTCTAATGATTTAGCAGATATGGCTACTCTTCTTAATATAAAAAGAATTAAAGATACTTATAAACTTGATGGTAAAAAAATCAAGAAAATTGCTAATGAAGTTGAAAGATTAAAGGCAAGAAGTTATTTAAATGTCAAAGAAAGAAGAGAACTAGACTATAGCGCTTATGTAGGGACTGAAACTTTTAGAATTAATAAAGAACTTGCAGATATGCTTAGTAAAAATTTAGGATTAAAAGTTAAAAAATCTGATTTAGCTGGAGATAAAAGGTCTCTTGCATGGGACCAAATGCAAATTGATAAAAAAATAGCAGATTATAAACTTAAGTTATCCGAACCTGAAAAGGAATTGTTTGACCATTTAATGATAGGTACTTATAGAAGGAATGATTTGTCTAAATTAAATAAGTTATTAGAACAATTACCTGATGCTAAATTTGATTTAGTAAGTAGAGATGTTATTAAAGAAGCTATAGATAAAGCTTCTGATACAAGATTATCTAGATTAGGTTATAATTCTCAAGAGATAAGTGATAAAGCTATAAGAGACCATTTAAGGGCAATGAGTAAAGCTTTTGGAAAGACTTGGAAAGAACCTACTAAAGAAGAAGTAGAAGCTGAAACAAAAGCTATGGAAGAATCTATTAAAGAAAATAGTGTAATAGAAAAATATGAAGTAGATGCATTAGTAGAAGGAGCTTTAACAAATGAAGGATATGCTGGTGTTAAAAAAGCTGATTTAACTAGAGCAGATAAAGATTTAATAGTTCGTTTGGCTACTAATTTAAAGAAGTATAATAATAAGATAGGTAATAATCTTAATGAAGTATTAAGAGGTATTTTAGATAAAGTAGCTGGTAAAGGTAAAGATTTAAATGCTATGAATAAACAAGATTTTGAAATAGTAAATAATTATCTTGAAGAAGTTCAAAGTGGTAGTGTTTTTCAAAAGTTATGGCGTAAAAAGAATCCTGAAATAGAAAGAAGATATTATGCTATGTTTCCTGAATCTGTTAATAGAGAATTAATGTCACATGATATTAAATGGCTGAAAAAAGAAGGATACTATGCAACTAAAGATGGTACTGTTAAAAAAGGTATTATAAGAAAACCTACTTATTTCTTAGAAGTTATGCAAAATTGGATACATAAAGCTAATGAACTTGGTACTGGTAAATCTACTGAAATAGCTAAGGAAACAGAAGCTAAGTTTTTAAATTTAAGAGAATTAAAAGAAGGTGATTTTTTATTTCAGGTAAGTGTATATGAAAGAGAACTTGGAGTAAAGGATATTATATCAGGTTCTAAAGAATCAGAGTCATATAAAAAGAGTCAGAAATTAAATTATGATAAATCCTTACAGGAAATTGAATCAGAATTTGGCTTAAAATGGAAAGATGTTCAAAATAAAGAATTTACTTTGACAAATGACAAAGGGAATAGAATTACAGCTACAGGATTAGAAATAGTTAGAGGTAACAAATCTAAAGAATTAACTGGTGTAAAAGAAAAACAAACTGAAACATTTAAAGAATGGCATAAGATTATAAATGGAGATGAAAAAGCATTTAATAAATACACTACTGGAAGGTTCTTTGACAAAGAAAGAACTCAGCCTATAATGAATTGGAAAAAATTCGTTAAAGATATGGGAAAAGCTCTTGAAAGAGGTGATGATATTCCTATGAATATAGGTATTGATGGAATGAGACATATAGCTCGTTCTATGATGGCGGAATTAGCTGGTCCTCACAGTAAAGCATTTGAGCAGTTTAAAATTACAAAAACTGGTGATTTAAGCGAATCATATTGGCCTCATATGTTCTTTAGTAGAAGAACTGCTGAAAAATCTATGAAAGAAGCTTTAGATAGAATTGCAAAAGACCCTACTATGACACCTGAAGAAAAGGCTAATGCTAGAAAGAATATATTATTAAGACATAAAACATTATCAGGTGATTGGGAATTTCAAGATATGCAAGATTGGGATAAAATCGACCAATTAGATTATAAACAAGGATTAAAAGATTTAGCTCAAATTAAAAAAGAGAAAAAACAAAAAATTAAATGGACTGATAGCAATATTAGATTTGGCTCAATGATGTCAAGAAAAGGACATATAGGAGGATGGGCTAAAGATATGTCTGTAATGAATGCTTATTCTAGGAATTTATCTAATACCTACTATAGACAAATATCCCAAATAATGTCAAGAAAAGTATTAGACGATGCTTGGAATAGAATGTCTCATAAATTTGGCCCTGAATTAGCTGGTAGATGGCAAAAATTCTTTAAATTATATGCTCAGGGAGCTATGGGTAATCCAGATGTTATACCAGAAGCTATATATAATGACCCACTTATGAAGTTAAAAGGCACTCCTTATGCTTGGTGGGCAGATAGTAAAGTTTTAGATAGAATGAATAAAATGAGAGAAAGATTAGGTATAAGAAAAAGTGAATTACCTAAGGAACTGCAAGAATTTACATTTCAAGATATAAGAAATTGGTCAAATATGGAAGCTAAGTTTGAATTAATGTCTCTATTAGCACATCCAAAATCGTCTATTACAAATATATTTGGTGGTAGTGTTCATACTATTCAATCAGCAGGTATACCCGCTCTTGTAAAAGCAAGAAGTATTAAATATTTACAAAGAATTAATCCTGAATGGAATAGTATGCAAGATGTACAACAATGGGTTATTAAAAAAGGTGTTGTTCCAGAGTTTCTTGTTCATGAATTAGGACTTGGAAAAGAAGTTAATCAAGCAAAGGTTCAGAAATTTATAGGTGAGCTTGCTTCTAAGATAAATTCTAAAGACCCTATTGCTAGAAAGGATATTTTATCAGTAGGTAAAAAGTATGGTATTAGTGATAATATTGTTAGGAAAGCATCTAAATTTATGGAAGTACCAGAAAGAATGTTAAGAAGAGATGCGTTTATGGCTCATTATGTAAGAGCTTGGGAAAGGTTTGGAGGAGCTATAAAAGACCCTAATCATCCATTCTTAATAGAAATAGCTAAAAAAGGTGTAAAAGCTACTCAATTCCTATATGAGGCTCCATTTAGGCCAATGTTCGCAAGAACTGCTCTAGGTAAGGTTATGTCTAGGTTTCAGCTTTTCGCTTGGAATAGTGCCCGTTTTCGTAATGATATCATAAGACAAGCAAAAAGATACGGATTTAAACCAGGTTCTGAAGCCTTTGAAAGATATAGAAGAACTATGACTGCTGACTTATTTGTAGTAGCATTAGCTAATATGTTTGCATTTAGTTTATTTGACAATGCATTACCATCTCCATGGAATTGGTTTCAAGATACATCTGAGTGGTTATTTGGCGATGAAAAGGAAAGAAATAAAGCATTCTTTGGAATGTGGCCTTCTAAAGTAGCTCCATTACAGCTTGTTACTCCTCCTGTAGCAAGATTCCCTTTATCAGGATTAAGACAATGGATTGATGATGATTATGGTAAATTTACAGATTACTATTTATGGACTGCTCTTCCTTTTGGAAGATTAGGAAGAGATATATTCCAACCTGAACAAGGATTAATTGATAATCCTATGAGAATTATGGAGAAATTTACAGGTATGCCTGTTATGGATTTAGCTAGACAAAGAAAGAAAAAAGAAAAAGCTATTGAAGAAGGTACTAGATATAAACAACCGAAAGTAGGTTTTTAATGGCTATAGATTTAAAAGAAGCTGAAAATTTTATTAATCCTGAAGAAGCAATTAAGCCAATTGCAGCTGCAAGTGCTATGTCTGCATTAGGGTATGGAACTTATAAAGGTATTAAACAAGCAGGTAAAACTTTATTAGATACTCAAGGTTATGGAGCATATTCTCCAATTGAAAAATATAAACAAGACCCAAAAACTACTCAATTATGGAGTAATGCTATGCAAGCTAGCAAATCTAAGACTAGATTAGGAGCGACAAAAGAAATTGCTCATAGTATAGCTACAGGCTATCCTTTAGAATTAAAAGCTGCTAAATCCTCTATTAATGAAGTTGATAACTTGTTAACAAATCCTAATTTAACCCTTCAACAACAAGCTGATTTAAATTTAGAAAAAAAGAGTAGAATTAAGAATTTAAGAAAAAGAAGAGGGCTTCTAGGTAATCATTATAGAGCTTTAGGAGTTCTTCCTGAAAATTTACCATTTAATATGGGCAGTGATTTTGAAGCTAGTACTATAAAAGTTGATAAAACATTAGCTAAACTTGACCCTTCAATGAAAAGAAAATTAGGACAACATGTTTTAGCTACAAGACACACAGGTGAACAAATATCTGATTTCAAAGGCTTTGCAAATAGAGATTCTAGAGTAAGAAATATAAGAAGTTTAATGAATGATGGAGATGTATCAGCAGCTAAAAAAGCTGCAAAAAATGCACATTATCTTAGAAAAAATAAAGTTGTTGTTCCAGATAAAATTAATGGTATTCCTGTTAATATAGGAAAAGAGCCAATGGGTATGAAGCTTCGTAAATTACCTAATAAAATTAAATATAACGGTAAATATAGACCAGCTTATAGATTGGGATTTGTTCCTAAAATTCCTCAAAATATGAGTTCTAAATTAGAATATGTTACTGGTCAACATTGGCAATATATGGATTTCGTTAAAACAAATGGTGGATATCATAGGTTTAGAGGTGGAATGAGAGATGTTCATAATTTAACTCCTCATAAATTAGGTAAAATAGCAGGTGCATCTGAGCAGATGATTGCTAAACCTATAGTTAATTATGGTGATTGGAAATATAATATTATTACAAAAGCAAAAAAAATAGGTAAAAAAGCTGATTTTAGTAAGTCAACTTATATGACTAAAGGTTATAGAAAAGGTATAGGTTATGGGGGAGTTGAAAAAACAGCAAGAAAAACAGCTAAATCTGGGAAAATAGCTAAACTTGCATTAAAAGCAATAAAAGCTATCGCTACTAAGGGTAGAAGTTTAATCTAACTATTCTTTAAATCTTCTTCTAGTACCGTATAGGGTTCTATCAAATCAGAACATTCTTGATGATATATAACTTCTACATCAGCATAAAATATTCCTTCATTATCAATAAAACCCCTTGATACTTTATAAACAGGTGCACTAGGCCCTATTAATTCTTTACATACAGGGCATTTAATCATGTTCTACCATTCCCCATAAAAGACAAAGATACACAATAGCGTCAGTAATTCTTCCTCTAACATCTTCTCTCTGCGATTTATGTCCTTTGACAAATGAACATATACCATCTATATGCTTTAAAAGATATACTAACAGTACATCTTCACGAGATAAATCTAAGTTTTTACCAACTCTTTCAAAGTTAGCAAAAGCATTATTATTCTTTCTCGCGTACTCCTTCTGACCCGCTGCTCTCACCATCTGTATCTCCTTGAAGATTTGGTTTATCAGCTTCTCCATCTGCTTTTGCGTCATTTATTTTACCTATTTCCTCTCTTCTCTTAATTATGTATTCATTAAAAGCATCTCCATGCTTATTAAATTCAACATATGTACCTACTACAGCGTCTAACTGTCTTATTATAGAGAAAGCTTCATTTAAACCATCTGTTAGATGTTTTATTTGCTTTCCTTGCTCAATAATGACATTTGCCATTTCCTTTATTGTAGGTTTTTTCTTAAAATTAGCCATCTAAGGTTCTCTCCTTCATTTTTTTGTTCAAGTTTTTAGTACCATATACTTCTCTATAAACACATTTTCTACATACTGGGCTTAAAGTAGGAGGTATATAGTCGCTCACAAATTGAGCACTTCTGTAAGTGTACAATGCTTGAACTTTAGTTGTTCCGCATATCTTGCACTTACCATATTCTTTTTCAGCAAGAAACTTTACTATTCTTCCTGAGTTTTCTGGATTCATTTAAAGTTTTTTTTGAAAATTTATCTAAAGCTATATCAGCTGCTTTTATTACTTTCTCTACTCTTAATGTAGCTTCACTATCAGTAGATATCGTTTCATATTTAGACTCTTCCTGAATATGTATTTTATTTTTAGTTTCCAAGAATAAAACAAGTGATTTGAAAAGATTGTCAATAATACTAGGAGTATCTATAAAAGTCTCTATAATATTTTTGACTTTTTTATAGTCTTTATTGTTTAAATATCCCATGTAATTTCCTTCTTTTTAGATTGTTTTTTAATATAAACATCACCATCTTTTTCAATTTCAGCTAAAATTAAACCTTTATGGTTTTTAGAAAACAAACCATGTCTATTGTTAGTATCAAAATATGGGAATAGCCCTTTATTTCCATCTATAAATAATGGACTTTGGGCTACCCACATATCTTGCTTTTCCTCTTTCAATTCAGCAAAGTAATTTTTGTTTCTTTTAAATTGCAACTGCTAAATCCTTTAAAGGAATTAATGCTATCTCACTAGCATTATTGTCTCCTCCCATGACAACCCTACCGTTGCCATCATAAACACTTAATTTTACTATTTCTTTCAACTTTTCCACTGGTAGTAATATAATACCTTTTATATCACCTTTCAAAGTTAAAATATGAGCCCAATAATCAGCTTCTGTAGTGTTTAATCCACTTAAATCTTCATTACAGGATAACTCTATTGCTATATTTCTTGTCTCATTCCATTTATCTCTCTCTGTTTTAACCTCTACCTTACCTAATTTAAGTATATTTGCCAATGATTGTTCGTATTTTGTTCCGAAGTCAAAATCAATGTCAAATTTCTTTAATTCCTTTAATTCCTTACCTTGGTATTCTCTCAACTTCTCTGCTGCCATAAATGCTCCTGTATTAATCATTACATTTTACCTCCATTTGACCTATATCTTTCTAATAATAAGCTTACCCTAGGATAATCTTTTTTCTTTATAGCCCTTTTAATGCTCCTTCTAAGAGCATTAAGCCTACCTTTTTTCATCATTTACATAATCTCCTTTAAACCAACCTAAATAAAAGTCTTTATTAGCCTTTACTTTTTTTGAATATTTATCATTATAAGATTTCCTATCAAAAGGTTTTTTAGAGTTTTTCATAGCTAATGATGCTCTTTCTCTTCTTGGTCCATCTGAAGACAAATTTGATAAATTTAATTTTTTATTCATCTTTTTCCTCCTCATTGTTTATTTCAATTAAAAGTCTATCAGCTTTTATTTGAAATCTTTGTATATCAGATACTGGAACAACTGCATCTTCACTTAAGCCAGATAGTATTTTTCTTGCTTGTTTAACACAGTCTACTAATTCTATTATATCTTTTATATGTACTGCCATTATAACCTCCTTTGTTAAATAAAGGGGCAGAAATCCGATAACTACCCCTTTACAGTGATTAACACTATTTAAAAGCAAAAACCATTGCCTTAAAATTATGTTACCCAACTGCAGACCGTTGGCGTCTTTCTTACGAAATTTATGGGAGCCTCAAATAGGCCAAATAAGGTGGGTTATGAAGTACCCGAGTAGTATGTAAAGCCTTGGCTGCGCTCGCGCTAACAGCTCTCAACTCCCAATTGTTAAAAATCTTTACTAGCCATTTTCTTTAAAACATACTTCCTTAAATCTTCATCTTGATGTGATAGCCATTTAAGTATCCTTTTAAAATTCTTATTTGTTAAAGGTCCTTTTCTAGTGTTACATCTCATACATATCATTTGTAAATTAGGAGGAGTTGAACTCCCGCCCATAGACAAAGGCATAATATGGTCACATACCATATTAGAGACAAGTAATCTTGATTTACAGTACTTGCATTCTCTCCCATATGCTTTATAAAGTAATTCTCTAACTTCCTCCAGGGAGATTTCAAATTCGACTTCATATTCTTTACTCCTTCTTTTTAATGTCGACCTTAAAGTTGAAGATTTCTTCATTAACCTATGAAATGTTTTCTTGGCAAATTGTTTATGAAATCTATTTAACTTTCTTTTAAACTTCTTTTCCCATCTTGTTATGTTGCTAGGGGACTTTCGTCCCCTAACACCATTTCTAACTCTTCTTGGCTTTTTATGCATGGCCAATTTCTCCTGTTTCAACTTCTTCTGAGTATCCTATTGATAATTGCAATTGGTAACGCCATATTCCTACAACAATACCTTTTACATGAGTATTTTCTGATTGATGCAAAAGACCAATCATGAAATATTTAAATAAATATAATAATGTTCCATTATCATATCGAGATAGCTTAATCAGATTCTTCATTATTCCTCCTCATTCTAAAGTTAGGTGTCCACTCTATAGTGGTATCAAAGAGTTCTCCATCTGTATTTTTAAATAACCTCACAGCTCTAGTTGTCTTTTTTGATTGTCCATTTAGACCAATCACTTTCCTTGAGGCATTCTCAATAGCTCCAGAACCCTTACCTGCATACAGGTCTAAGACTTCATTTCTACTATATTCTCTTGCTACTTGTGATACTTGTATGATAATTAAATCGTTATTCACAGCTAAATTAGAAAATCCATGACTTATATACTTTATTTTTTCATATTCCCCTCTTATATGTGGAGGAGTATCTACTAAGTCTATATAGTCAACGATTACTAATGAAGGTTGTAGCTCTCTAACTTTCTCTGCTATACTCTCTAGTGTAGGACTTATTGTTTGAACAGATACATGTTCCAACTCATCCTTATGTCTTTCATATAAATTATCATAATCATAATTAACTTCATCTTTTGTCTTTCCAGATACTATTTGTAGGTGTCTTCTATGCATATACCATGAAGATAACTCTAAACTCAAGAATAATGTAGGTATTTGCCAATCTTTATTAATACAATCATTGACAAAGTCTACTCCTAAAGCTAAATTCTGGGCGAATGTAGTTTTATTAGAACCAGTTGGGCCGAATATGGTTACTAATTCACCTGGATAGATAATAGATTCCTTATCTACACCTAACATCCGCCCTAAGTCTATTGTTTTACCTGTAAAATCAGTTGTTAATCTATCTTTAAGTTCCTGTTGCATTTCTGATGCATTCTTTATATTAATAAAGTAATCTTTTCTCTTAAAGTATATACACTGAGTTTTACAATGGTCAAGCATAACTCTATCTTGACATCCATATCTGTAATTACGATTATAAACATTTTCTACCAATTCATTTATTGAATTTTCATTCATGCTTTTATTGTTCCAATGTAACATTGAAACTTTAGCATAATGGCTTGGTATTCCGTGTCTTTTAAAATGACTAACTATTCTCATAGCTGTCACATGTCTATTACCTTGCTGTGGTCCTTTATTTAACATAGATTGGACACAAGGTATTAATGTTGTTGGTTCTGATACTTTATTAAATACTTTAATATCAGGTACCTCTGTTACAACCCTGTCTTCTAACTCACCATTCCCTTCAAGTTCATAATACTCATAATCTAGTCTTTGATTTTCAGCTAATTTAAATATATCAACTGGGTCAAGGTTAAATACCTCGTTTCTAGTTAATGGTATCTTAAACAATTCAGTCTTTTTGTTGACTGTATGTTGAAGTCTATAAATACCTGTTCTCATATAAATACTTAAATCTATATCAGGCATTAACTTGTTCATAGTTTGTTTGACTATGTATGGTAAATCAGGGCTTGCTTTGAAATTAAACAAATCTCCAGATAACATTAAATGATATCCAGACCCAGAGAAGTAAGGTTGGAAGCTCCCACAACCAATCCCTACTGCCTCTAGTTCTGAAATTATACTTCTTAAAATATCAAGAGTTTTTTCATTTGAGTTATCCCCTTTGTCAATATCAACAGGGATTTTATCTATACTTCTAACGCCAAAGAAGTTCTTTAGTGAATCTGTTTTATCCACATAATCTTTAGCATCCTGGCCATAGAGATATACTGAACGATATAAAGGCTCATCTGCAGTTATATAATTACCTAAGGTATTGTGGGCAATCAATATACCTCTATTGGCTGGAGTTCCTCTTGCTATTTCAACATACATTATAAGCTAGCTAATCCACTTCCTTGTAATGTATTACCATTTTGCTGAACAGGTAAATCTGTAGCTTCTTTAATTACACCTTTACCTTTTAGCCATTTAATATCATCATCTAGCTTAGCTTTATTAGCATCACTATTTTGGTATATTTTATGGTATGTCCTAGTCCAAGCTTTATCACCATCTTTCTTTGGCTTTTCTTTATATATATAAGCCAAATAATTATAATCTAAGCCTGCATCTGGCATAGCAACCTGAGCGAAATTAGTATTAAGATAAGAAGCTATATCCTCTATAGGTTTACCTTCTGCATCTTCCCATTCACCCTTAACATTTAATCCTGCTTTACAGCCAATAGCATCAAAGAATACATACATTCTTTTTAATACGCTACCACCTGTTATGTTTCCTCCACCATCTCTTTCTAATGAACCTGCTATTTTAATATCTCTAGTGTATTCACTACCTTTTTGGTTTATAGTTACATTAATAAAGATATCAGCCCAATCAAATTGTGAACTTTTATCTTCAAAGTTATTCAATGCTATTTCACAGATTCCGTAGAAACTGCTTCCGCTACTCATTTCTGGTCTAAATATAGCCATTATTTCTTCTCCTTATAGATTTGATTCCATTTTAACTCTATTTCCTTGCCTCTCAAATGAGGACTTCTACTTCCAGCTTCTAATGCTTCATTTGCCTTAAATGATACCATTAATTTGCCTTTATCTTCGTCTCTATAGACGTAACCTATAGCGTCACAATCTGCCATTAGCATATTCTTTAACTTTCCTGTTAAATCTAAGCTTTCTGGTTCAACTATAGCTTTGCTGTCAACAACAGCTCTTGCCCATTTCCTATGTCCTATAACTATTACATGAGGAAATATTTCTTTCATTACCTTTACGGTATTAAGAACTTTCTCTCTTACTAAAGCAAATCCCTTACCATAAGCTAAATCAACTATTGAACTAACACCTTCTTCTTTACATACAGATTCTTCAGCCCAAACGGCTATCTTATCTATAGTGTCAATTGCAACATATTTATACTCATGACCATCGCTTGCTTCTTTAAGAATTGCGATAAGTTCTTCTCTATTATTTGCCTCTTCTATATATCCATCTACCATACTTGCACCTTGTTCTGTATCAATTATTAAACAATCATTTAATTGACTAAGAGCTGTAGTTTTACCTACTTTTGGTGCTCCATATAATAGCATTACTTTTGGATTTTGAGAGACAGCTTTTCTCTTAACTTTTTTCAAAGCCATATCAATCTCCTTCTTATTTTTAATGACGAAAGGGGGCTAGAGAGAGGGCTCTAGATTTATTACGGCAACTACCTCTCTCCAGCTTCCTAACTTACAACATATTAAGCATTATAACAAGTACTTTTCTCTACTGTCATAGTGGGAAAATTAAAAGACAAAGCAACTTCGTGAGGTTGACACGTCAACACTTTACGAATGGTATTTGCTATAAAACTCCCTGACATATTTGAACAATAACTTGTAGCTTTCATGTTGCACGGTTCTGTACTACCATCTTCATCCGCATACCAAGTCTTTACATAATCATTATAATTGGGCTTAGTAAATGTGTACTGTTGATAATGCTCAGCTCCCATTCTACCATCAATTAGTAATCTTGGTTTATACTTAATACAATTAGATACAGCTTCTAATCTTGACTTCATATTATCAAAGCCTATTATAACTATATCTTTATTATTGCCATTAGACAACAATTCTTTAAACAACCCATCTTCACATACTATTTCTGCAAGGTCATTAATATCTTTTATTTTAGATTTTAACATATCTACTTTAGCATGACCTACATCATATATAGTATATTGTGATACTCCTATATTGGCTGATTCAACTTTATCATTATCATATAATACAAACTTATCAGCTCCCATCCTAGCAAGCTGAGTGGATGCAGAGCTACCAATAGCTCCACACCCAAGTATATGAAATGTATAATCGCTTAAACAGTCAATAATCCCTCTTGAGCGACTATTAATATCCATAAGCACCTCCCCATAAATAACTTTGTTCACATCTAGTTTGCATTTCAGTATCTTTCCAGTTAAGCATATCATCTGATGTAGTTACCATTAACATATTAATAACTGATTGTTTATTCCCTTTTACTTCGTCTGCAACATTTATAGAAAATGGGTACTTTTTATCCTTAAGAATTTTATTCATTTTCTTAATTTTCTTTCTCCATTCACTAACACTCATGCCAGCTTCCATAAAACTATCATTAACTTTGTCTAGTTCTTCTATAGTTTGCTGATAACCATCTTCTATTATTAGATGTTCTTCTCTTTTATATGGTTTATAATTGCTATGAAAACCATTACGAAGGCCAAATTGACCTTGATGAACAGTATTATGAACAATAGAATCATCTTCACATAGCTCTTTATAAAGAGTTTTCATCTTATCAGTGATTTTGATACGATTCTTCTTTTCAATAGTCAAAGGGATATCATAATGTTGAGCTATAGGTAATCCTACTGCTTTCCATATGCTTACTCTGAATTTATATTCTTCTCTAAGATTAACAACAAGAGCTAATGAAAAGCTTTCATTCTCCCATGCATTAATCTCATTTTCATCAGTTCCTGACCAGAATGCTCCCATAGTATGATGTGAATGCCACCAAACATATTTCATTGATTTATTCTTATGTTTCATAGCATATTTCATCTTATATGCAGTCACAGCATCACCATCTAAAGTAGTATTTGTCCCTGTATTCTCTTGCTTAAGTATTTCTACATCAGAGAGTTTATACCTTCCATCTTTCTGTGGTACAGCTGTCATTAGTCCTGATATTTCGTTTTTGTCTTCTTCATAAGCAATAGTAGCCCATGCTTGAAGTTCGTTCCAGTCTTTCTCTGGAATGTAAAACATTTTACTTAGCTCTTCCATGCTATCTCCTTTCTGGACTTGTAGCCCATGCTAACATTGATTCTTTAATTTCATCTTCATTTAACTCTTTTGGTTCTTTGACTTCTTCTGGAAAGTAATCAAAATATTGACAGATTATACTATAAAAAGATATTATAGTACCATCATTTAAGTTTCTATTATAATCATAAACAGCTTGTATAGCTAGTCTTATAAATTCATAATTAAACTCTTCTTCATCATCATGATAAGGAGGCATATGCATCATATAGTCTCCTAAATAATTAGCTCTTTCATCAAAACTTGCGCTATAATCATAAATCCATTCGCCTATCCAGCCTATTATTGCTTCTACTTGACAATGTAATTCAGTTTTCTCTGTAATATTTATTAATCTATCATTATATCTTCTGTAATGATTACAAGTATCCCTTAATTGACATTTAATTTCATTACATGTAGATATGTTTTGATGTAATCTTTCCATAAAGTTATCACCATCCACACTTGCTCTTATTCTAACACCACAATTATCAGCAACACCAGATAAAGTACTTGCGTATTCCTTAGAATAGCTTTCAGGTATTCCATAATGAAGCCACTGAGGATTATTATATGGATTTGAATGACTTGTGCTATAATATTGAGCCCAATTCATTAAATGCATAGACATTTGTATGAAATCTAAGTTCCTAAATGCCTTACTAATATCATCAGTATATTTATCTAGACATACAGTTCCATATTCTGTACCATTTCTATATTGCTGTGAAATATATGGATGCCTAAGGTTACCATCATTTGGTTTACCATAATCACCATATAGTATCCATTGTGTATTAATCCTATTGATTAAATGTCTAAATGGATATGCAAGTATAATATGAATAGTTTCTAAAGGTATTTCCTGTATAGACTTACTACCACTATAAATAGATATATTTAAATCATGTAATTTTATATCAAAATATATTGGTGTTCTTCTATCTTCGAAATTAGTGCTCATAAATGGCATAATAATTACTTTACCTTCTGTTAAATCTTTTACTAGCTTACATTGAGTATTAATTATCTCTACCATTTTATTAGCTTTTCCTTGAAACTCATTTATATCAACATCTTTAGATAATCCTGATTGTTTCATTTCTCTTTTGACTCTCTCTAGCTCATTTGCTTGTCTATAGACATAACTTAAATAATTAGCTCTATCTTTTGTTCTAATTATTCTATCAGCTACGCCTTTAGCCTTTTTATTTAAAGCAAGTCTATGTAGTATCATTTTATCTATTTTATCGTATGTTCCAGGTTTCCAATTCCATTTATCTGTTACATCTATTCTATCCTTTATATAATAGTGTAAATCACTATTAAATCTATCTAATAATGTAAAGAATGCGTCTTGAGGACCTGTAGCTATTGCATTTGCCATCTCTTGAGTCATATTATCTAAACAACCAATATCAGAGACATCAACATTACTTCTACCATTAAAATATTCCATAATATCTCCTATTTTGTATTAAATGAGAGGTTACACGGAGTTTACTGTCGCAACTCCCCCTCTCTAGTATTTCTTCTCCTTTTGCTTACATAAATTTTATTCAGCAACTCGGGTAATACCGTAACAGGCATATTAGCCTCCCACTCACCTCTCATTTAATTATTATTGTTTATTATCCACCAACTTTATCATTGCTTGTATATGCTACATAAGCACCATCTTCTAAAGCAAAATCATTCTGCCTTATAGTGCCACCAACATTTACATTAGCATCAGCTGGTATTTCAAGCTCATTTCTAAGCTCTCCAACTGTTGAAGATGTCACATCTCTTGATGTAAACTCTCCGTTATTTAATAAGTTAATATTTCTATTATTTGGCATTGCTAGCCCCTTTCTCTTTACTTGTTATTGTTATATTACGAGCTTCTTTTAAGTCTGTCGTATAGACTCTACCTCTCCATTCAAATAAATGATGCATACCATACTTATCATACATCACTTTAAATGCTTCTGAAAAATCTAGATTATTAAAATCTTCTTTATCTTTCTGCATTTTAGTCAATCTGAAGTCAACTTCACTTATATCAAAACCCATTATTCTGACTTCATCTCTTAATATTGCTACTTCCGTAACAGTATTATTTAGCTTTATGTTTAACGATATGCACCAAACTACTAGTGCTACCATTGTTAGTTCTATTATGTAATATTTTCTCATAGTTTACTTTTACCCTCTTTTCTTTAATTTGATTTTCAATATGTACATCTACTTTATCTAATAAATATTCTATTTCTTCTATATCCATTAGAATTCCTCCTTACTAAGATTAACATCTAAGTTGTTATTTGACATTATTTTACTAATATCAAACATGCTTTTAACTAAGAAGTCTTTAGTTTGTTCCCAACTTTCTACATTATCACATTTAAATGCTAATTGTTCTGTTTTATCACCTTTTAAAGTAATAGTTAAGATACCACCAGCATCACTATCTATATCAACAACTTCAATAGCCTGTATTTCGGCTATATTTACATAAGCTGTTTGATATTCATTGTTTACTACTAGTATTGCAAAAAATAAACTTAACATATTATATTTCCTTTCTAGAATATATATCGTATCCTTTGCCATGGAAGTGCCTTATTATGATTATAAAGAAAAGAATCTATATAATTCCTCTTTAATTTATATTTATATCTAATATTGACATTACCATACTGTGATACTTTATATTCTTGTATTTTTGGTTGCCATAATACATGCTCACCTGCAGTATTATTATTTACATTAAACTGATGCATTTTATCATTATGAGTGAGAAATATACATTCAGCCTTTACTTTATCTTTAATCTTATCATCTACATACTTATCTACAAGATTAAATAGTTCTTTATAGTCTTTTTCTTGATTGCTATACATTACTATTGGTGAATAATTAAGATGGACATCATATCCAGCCTCATAAAATTCATTAACAGCTTGTATCCTTGATATTATTTTACTTGTCTTAGGTTCTAACACATCAGATAATACTTGAGGCATAATACTAAACCTTATGCGAACTTTTCTATTAGCATTATAATTTAATAAACCTCTATTAACATACTTAGTAGCTGCTGTACCCATTATCTTATCATTATTCTTAAAATAATCAAATAATAAGTGCCAATTATGATACTTAGCGTGTAATATATAGTCTTCATTACAACTAAAATCATATGTATAGTACTTATTATGAGTTTGATTAGGTATTTTAGGCCATATCTGTTTATTTAGATGCTTATCTATAGCATTTATAATATCTTCTGTATTAGTAGCTATTGTTAAACCATTAGGTAGATGCCTACGCATGTAACAATAATTACACTTATAAAGACAACCAAAACCAAAGCTTGGTGTTATATAATCACTGCTTCTACCTGAATTTCTTATAATCATAGCTTTACGATTAACATATTTCATACAACTCCTTTCGTTAAACTATTAAATATTATTAGAGAGAGCAAGATAGATTACCTTTTATTGGCATTGTTTTATTCAGTAACCTTCTTGTGCACAGAAGCCTATCTCGTCTCTCTAATTATAAATCTTACTAGAGCAGATAGTATATTAAACCCTATACAGGGGAAAGGAAGTGTGTCATATGAAAACACTACTATCTACTCTAGTTTTTAGCTAGCAATTGAAATATATCGCATAAAGCCTGGATTTACTCATCTCTTGGTAATGAGATTTAGAACGGTTAAACCGCTTACTAGCCCAATTTACTAATTCCTTTTTTGTTTTGTATGGACAATAACTACTATACATTAATTAGTTTGTAGAATTTCTTGAATTTCTGCTTTAAGATGAGTTACTTCATCTTCTAAGTCTTCAATTCTACAATCTCTTTTAGTTAATGCTTCATCATATAGCTTTCTATCTACTCTA